AAGAAAACAAAGAGAAGTACCAGACCCACAAGTAATTCTGGCAATACTGAAAAGCACGATTTCCCGCTGGCAGGAATTGGGGGGACAGTTTTCGATTCTAAATCTTGACCCAACCCGCAACGCACTTGGTATTGTCCTTGATGGTGCATATATTTGCCTAAATTGCAGTGAATGGTTTATCCGGGGGCCAAAACACGAAAGGAATATCTGCAAGGAGTGTCAACAGAAGTTGAATCAGACATGAATATTCTGCAACAGTCAGCATTTGACATTGATCTAAATATTGATTCGGATTGGTGTAATTGGTTTGCGGGGTGGATTGACGGCGAGGGCTGTTTCACGTCCAGGGTGGATACACATCCCCGCCCAGATAGACTCCACACAGGGTTGGGTATAACTTGTAGGCTTGCGGTGTGTGTTAGAGATGATGATTCAAAACTTGTTTACAGTGTGATGGATATATTGCATTGTGGGGTTGCCCACAGACGTGCTGGACATACACGAAAGAATTATCCCAATCAGAATCCCCAAATACAATGGGCCTGTGAAGATATTGGGGCATGTCGCCATATTTTAATGCCTCTCTTTGATAAATATCCTCTCCGGTCAAAGAAACAAAGAGATTATGAGATTTGGCGCGAACTTGTCATTGCCGTTTCTGGGGGACATCACCTGAACGGGAATCGTGATTATGTTCTTGAGTTATGCAAGAAATTGAAAGACATCAAAAACTATATTCCGCCGACTCTCTAAATGCCGTCTGGCAAAATACACAGTATTGCAAATATTGCCGTGGCCGTCTCTGGCAGTACAACAATGTTTTTATTGCAGATGGGGACTGAGGGGATAGCGGGAGTCGCCATTGGTGCGATGACAGGTATTCTATGTGGCCCAGATCAGGACGTTGATGGTGGGAATATTTCCGATTACATCATAAGAAGGTATATCGGCGTGGCGTTAGAAATGGCGTGGGATTGTGCTTGGATGCCCTACCGAAAAATATGTAGGCACAGAGGCATCCTCTCCCATGCCCCCATCATTTCTACTGTTCTGCGGGTCTTATATTTATCGGCGCTATACTTTATTGTCGCCACACCACTTAAATTGGTCATCAATATTTTGTTCATAGATTGGCCGTTGCTCTGGTGGTGGGCCTTTGTTGGTTTAGTTCTTGCCGATGCCTCACACTACGGACTTGACAAACTTGACGAGGCAATGGGGGGAAGACTCTAATGGATAAACTGGATAAACCATCATGGACTTTCTGGGAGGAATGGGCGAGTATGGGGAATGATTTTCCGCCACGTAGCGATAAGTGCCCAAGATGTGGCGAACAGATGAATGGCGGGTTTTGGATGCATCTGTGCCCGGATAATAGAAAATGGGCAATGCAACCAATAAGACGAGAGGAAGATTATAAATGATTACAGTAAGGAAATTAAAAGAACTCCTAAATCTCGTTCCAGATGACGCAGTGGTTGAGGCATATGAGGGAGAGGGCATTGGATTTATTATCCGCAGTGGTGAGCATAACTGGTGGATTAATGCCACTCCCGAAGAAACAGAGGATGAACAGGGTGAATTTGACGAGATTCTTGGAATACTCTAATGACAATCCGTGACTGGGAATACTGCCGCTGTCAATGCCACATTAATAAAGACATTCTTCATGTCATGGCATGTTGCTATACTTGCGAATATTGCGGGAGGAGAATTACGGAATTCTATTATGAACAGCACATTGCGGAATGCAAAAAAACTCGCGGTAAGAAGGTATCAAAACCCCCTGCATTCTATGCAAGACGAACACCCTTTTTGAGATAGATTTCTTCAAATCCATCAGAACTTTCCCCTGCTCGGCAAGCATCTTCTTCTTGTTTTCGTAGACGTAATGGCCTAGCATATCGTCAGACCCCACATCGCGTGTGTGGCGATATATCTGGCGTCTTACTCTATATTCGGCTATCTCTCGCATAAGGGCAGAGATTTCGTCATTCCTCTCCATGTGAATATCTACAGAACCATTCCTGGTACTTGAACTTCTCCCTGCCCGTCTTGTCAAATCCATCAGACTCATATCCTTTTAGCATAATACCGTCTGGATTTATGAATATGACATCCGGCTTGGATAATGAGGCGTGGAGGACTTTGCCATTATGCGTGAAGAAATATGCCACATTGTTGTCAATTGCGAGAGTGCCGAAAGAGCACAATGTTGCACTTGGCTTCGGGAGTTGTGGATAGAGATTGTAATTCATTTTTTCAGTTTGGGTAGATGTTGGCGACATATGTTTCGGTTAGATCACCAGCGCAAGCAGGACAGATTGGGCGAGAGGATGCAACTTCAAACTCTTGATATTCGGATATGGGGATGACTTCTGTGGGGGTTACACCACGAGTGACGAACTCAACGATGCTGGCAATGTCAGTTTTCTCAACCACCCCATTGTAGACTTCTGGACTTGTTCCGACAATATGATACAAGTCCTTCTCTTGTAGCGTTACCCACCATGCTTTAGAACACTGCTTACACAGATAGAGCATGGTCACTGTTGAACTGCGCCCTTGGCAACTTCAAGAGAATCAGCGCGAGCCAATAAGGATTTGTGCAACGCCTCAAAGTCGCGGGCGGCATCCAGGTTTCTATATGAGGCATGGATTCTCTGTAAATCGAGGCATTTCTTTGCCTCTCGTCTCAGCCATGCAATTTCAGACTTCCAATTCTTGTATTGAACTCTTGTCATTTCAATCTCATCCTCTCTAGAATCTCTTGTGCCGCAAGCAAGGCGAGGATAAGTAAGCAGGAGTACACAGTTCCAAGAATGACTTGCGGGAGCGCATTGACAAAATCATTCATACGCATGTCACCTTCCATTCTCCCCTGTCGTATTCGTACATACAGCGAGTCATGTATGGGCCAGTAGATATAGAACAGAGTCTTTCAAAATCGCGCTTGGTTTTTACGCCAATTAATGCCACTTGAATGGCAAGATAATCATTCTCATTCCACGCCACGAGATCAACCGCTCCCTTGCTGCCAGCAGACCTCACAACGTAATATCCCTCAGATTCAAGTTTCTTTCTGAGTAACCTTTCGACTCTTGCGCCACGGCGATACTGATTCATTCACTTCTTTGGAATCAAAACAATCTTTTTCTCAACCGTTGCGACATATTTCAGTTCATAAACAGCAATTACCTCAGTCGCAAGGGTTTCATCATCCAGAGCATTCACCATTTCATTCACGTCTTCATAGGTGTTGAAATAGTCGTCTTCATCTTGTGTTCCCTCTGCCCAGTCCAAATAGATAGTCTTGGGGAACTGTCGCTTTGCCTTCTTGCTTGCCATTCTGTTATCCTTTCGGTTTTATGAATTGCGGCCACAACTCTCTCAAGTTATAGCCGTAGACTTCGTACATGAGGTCAATCAACTGGTCTTTCGTTGGTTCGCCGTGTGCATTCTCAACATTGTAGTGGTGTTCGGCACACAACCCACATATTGCCCTTGCGTCATCAACTCTGTTTCTGCGAAGCAAGTGGTGTCCCCCGCCAAGTTTTGGATGATAGTTCTGAACTGGTTGAAATACATTTCTTTGCCTATCTAAACGCCATAAGCACCACAGGCACAGATATTTGTCGCGCAATAGTGCCTTCTTTGTTTCAAGAGTCTGTGCCATTATTCTTGTCCGGGTTGGCAAAGTACCGGCGGTTCCGCGCCCGCCGGGGTCGTGGGCCGTTTCACGTTTGTATCTACGTCAAGTCGCCACAGACGACGCCTTGCCCACAGCATGACCCGCCGCCGCGCGGACGGCGAGCGACATCCCCGGAGCATGACTCCGTTGAACGCGCAGGCTTCACGTCTTGCGGGCCACTGTGCGGGCGGGTCGTCCAGATGTGACCGATTAAGGCGGACTATTTCCATGCCACCCGCCGCGCATTCAGTTTGTAAGGTTTCTTCTGTCTGTGCCACTATTCCTGTCCTGGAAGGCGAATATCAACGCTAAATCGCCAAGCCGTCTTGATTGAGCCAACAAGAGATTCTACAAAGACTTTTGCAAGTCCTGACTTCTGTTTTTCAATCTGCTTTCGGATTTCGTCTTGGAGTTCTGTGGAGTGTTCGGCAATATACTTTGTCATCGCCTCTTTTGCGGCAGACTGGATTGCATTACGACAAAGCACATCAATGAACAAATACTTATTATCGCTGTCATATCTTCCCTTATTTCCCCGTTCGTCTACCTTGTCGGCCATTGCCGCTTGCACAAGTTTGGATACGAGGTCTGGGACATTGTTGAGTTGCGAGACAATAGCAGATTCAATTTCTGCCCGAACAATTGGCTCAACGAGGCTTTGGTCTACTGAGATTTGGAGTCCTGCTGCCATTCTGATTATCCTCTCTTATATATGGTGGAGTCTTCTGCCATGCTCAGAAAACTCCATAGTCCAGCCTCACACAACATGGGGTTGACGGGTATCGCAGAATTGCATGTCTGTACTTCTGCCCAGGATACTGCTGGCTCATTCAATTTTGCCAATCTGTACAGTCCAACAGACAATCCACTTCCCGTATGACTTCAATTTTGTTGCAATGGATGAGTGGTTTTCGCGCCCTGACACACAGGCTCCACGCCTTTGTACTCGCCCATTACAATTTTGTCTGTGGTGGAAACATCTATTTCTAGCGTGACCACATTCAGAGCCGAGTCACTGAGTCTTGCGATGCCGACGCCGTTTTGACGCCTTTCAGGGCGCATTACTCCGGCCAACGAGCAAGCCTCACATTTCGCTACGGTTCCACCGCCTGCTACTTACGTCTTATGTAGACGGACTCTCCTCGCGTTCTCTCACAGACACACCGGCAAAGACTCTTTCAAGCCAAGCCAGCGACTATTATTTTATACAAATTTGTACACGGCGCAATAGGAAAACGGTACTAGACAATAAAGCGGGCGACTCATTCAGAGTCGCCCAGAGAGGAGGAGTTGTGGCGTTGCAAGTACGCTGACACATCTACCGCCACAACAGACACTTTATCTATATACAGCATTTTCGTGGTGTTGTCAAGTATCAGATTCATCCCTTGACTTTTCATAAAAAGCGAATAGAATAACTGGACATAACAACAATTCACTAGAATGGAGAAAACAAATGTCTGATTATCTAAAACTTCTCTTGGAATGGCTCAAGAATCTTCTTGTGAGTCAAAAGACTGTGGTTCTAGCGACCACAATTTTAGGACTCTACATTGCCAGATTGCTTGGCGACATTCCGACCAATGATGCATTGCTGGCGGCTATCTATGCGGCAATTCTGGCGTGGCTAGGCACATCTGGTGTGCATGGATTGGGCAAGCGTTTTGGGCTATTCAAGTAATTGAGTGATTGAACCTCTCTGGGCAGACCCAAAAACACAATCTACTCTGCTGGAATTCATCCGCAACGGCAACCACATCAGAGTGGCTTGCCGTGCGGTTGGTATTCATCCCTCCACCTATGCAAAATGGGTGAAGTGGGCAGAATACAAGGATAGACTCAATCCAGAACCTCCGCCCCCCGAACTCATTGCATTCATTGACCAAATTCGGGAGGCGGAGGCTGCCTGTGAAGTTGAGATAGTTGAAAACATCCGCGCCAAATCAATGGATGACGCGGAGATAGGACTCAAGTTCCTTGCGCGTCGTTTCCCAGACAGGTGGAGTGAGCGCAAGGAGATTCACAATTACGACAAAGACTGGAGAGTGGTTGCCCTCGGAATGCTTCGGCGTGGCGAGATTACACAAGAGGCACTAGAAGAGGCATTGCCAAAAGAACTTTACTCCGAAGTGGCGAAGATGATAGAAGCACCACAAGAAGAACTCATAGAGGGGGAATTCAAGGAACTTACCCCAACCGATGTTGGAGCAACTACAGAACAGAGCAATACTGGATAGGTTAGAACAAGCCCGTGCCAAGTCTAAAATCAAGCAAGTAGACTGGCCCGATAGACACATCATTGGTAAAGACGGAAAGCCCGTACCATTTCATCTTGCTCAATCGGTTGGATATGATAGTACGCGACGAACCATTGTACTCTCAGCCGGGAGTCAATCTGGGAAGACCTCGTGGCTACCGTGGTGGCTTAAGCGCGAAATACAACTAAAAGGTACTGGCGACTATATTGCTGTAACCTCATCGTTTGACCTATTCAAGTTGAAGTTCTTGCCGGAAGTTCTCAAGGTCTTTGAGGATATTCTTGGATGGGGCAGGTTTTGGGCGGGCGACAAAATAATAGAACTGAAAGACCCAAAGACTGGCGAGTATTGGGCAGAGAAGTCCACAGATACAATGTGGGGACGTATCATTCTGAGGTCTGCCCAATCTCTGGGAGGTCTTGAAAGCGCAACTGCAAAAGCGGCATGTTTGGATGAGGCGGGACAGGATGAATTCCCACTAGAGGCATATCGCGCTATCAATCGTCGGTTGGCCCTCAATCGCGGCAGGAAACTAATTTCCACGACACTTTATAATTTGGGCTGGCTGAAAAGTGAACTGATAGACCCCGTAATCAAAACCGGCATTACTAGAACAGAGTCAATGCCTAATGGGGCGGAGATAGACATTACAGAAAGCGAGAAAGAGGATTGCACGCTAATTCAGTACGATTCAATTGTCAATCCAGAATTCTCAATTGAGGAGTGGAACGACGCCAAAGAAAAACTCCCAGATGACTTGTTCAATATGTTCTACCGAGGCAGAATCAGTCGGCCTCGCCACATGATCTACGACTGCCTCAATGAGGATTTACATTTCATTCCAAGATTTGAGATAGACGCCACATGGCAGAGATACATGGGATTGGACTTTGGCGCTGTCAACACTGTGGCGACATTCTGGGCAGAAGATCCAAGGAGTAGAAAACTGTATTGCTATCGGGAATACAAGGCGGGCGGAAGAAGCGCGAAAGAGCACGTTGAGGCAATGGTGGAATCTGAAAACATGCTTCCTCTGTGTTGGGGAGGCGCAAAGGCAGAGGGTCAATGGCGACAAGAATTTAGAGACGGCGGACTATCCGTGAAACTGCCAAAGATTGCAGATGTCTGGTTGGGAATCAACATTGTCTACTCACACATCAAACAGAACAACTTGTTCTTCTTTGACGATTTGCCCGGAATCCAAAACGATATGCTGTTGTATCGGCGCAAGTACGACAATTCCGGCAATCCCACAGACGAGATTTACAACAAAAACGCCTTCCATTATGCAGACACAACTCGCTATTTGATCCCGTCAATCCGCAGTAGTCGGATTGCCATGCTGGAGTTTGTATGAGCCACAAAAGCAATATCCCAGATGGCTTTAGAGACTATGGCAACCACCACAAACTGAAAAGTGTTTCCGTGGTGTGCGACAGATGCCACGAAACAGTACACGGACTGGAATCAAGCATGGGTACTTCTGGGTTCTATCGCATGGTTGGAATATGGGGGTTGTAAGAGAGTCGGACAATGAGAATGTTGTCTGCGATGAATGTATGAGAAAGAATGAGAAATACAAGAAAGACTATGGACTTCCCTAGAAAGACACTGGATTAGTCAAATTTGTACAAATACCCGATAGGCTATGAGGAATAGCAAAGGGGCAACGAGGAATGGCTAAAAAACTTGGGTTGATAGATGGATTAGTGCAGTGGGGTATCCAGCGGGCGGCTTTCGCTGCAAACACATGGAAGACTCAGCAACTAGATACACAGGACAGGCAACTTGTATCAATGTTCCTGTCAAACGTATCAGACGGCGACCCGTTTACCAAATTGGCAGATGACCAAAAGCGCAGAATTGCGGTTACTGTCAGTTGGATATACTCGGACATCAGACTCTTTGCCAATACATTCTCCTCTGCAAATGGCGAAGTCAAACGAATAGAAGGTGAACAACTCAACAGTATAAAGAACCATCCATTTGAATTGCTTTTGCGTAAGCCAAACGACAAGATGGATTTGTCGTTCCTGTGGATTTACACTATCAAGTGGATGCAATTGAAGGGTAATGCCTATTGGTTCTTAGCACCAGCGGCGGGGAATGCGAAAGAGATTGTTGAAATCTGGCCCATTCCGGCAGATAGAGTCAAGCCCATTCCAGACAAGGAGAAGATGCTTCGTGGATACCAATACACCACGCTGTCAGGACAAAGCAAGATTATTCTCCCAGAATATGTTGTGCATTTTCAGTTTCCCAATCCATTCACTCTATTGGATGGCGAAGTCCCCCTCAATGCCGCATTGTTGGCAATGGAAACCGAAATCGGAACAGGAAAGTTTCAGAGAGATACATATGTCTCTGGTAGAGGTATGCCGAGAAGCATCATATCGCTACCAGAAGAAACGGGGGAACGGGATTTCATATCCCTAAGCGCACAGATTCGCCACGACTTCGAGGAGGAACAGAAGGTAATTATCACGCGGGCGGGTGATGTCAAGGCAACCACACTTGGACTCACCCAAAAAGAAATGGAGTTGATTGGGCAGAGAGAGTTCACCCGCGACGAGATTGATGTGGTGTTCCTAGGATACGAATTACATGGCAAGCAGACAGAGTCGGAACTTAGGCAGAGATACCGCATGTTCCAAGACACCATTATCCACCCGACTCACAGACTCGTTGCTGGACAAATCTCC